GGGTCGTCACCGTCGGACCACACCTCGTCGTCCATGTCGGTCACGCTGCACTTGTGGTACACCTTCGCCGAATACATGCGGGTCGGGCCGACCCCGTCCACACCGAGGATCAACGCACGCCAGTTCAAGGGGTCCGGCCGGTCCAGGATGTCAGCCTTCCACTCTCCCGTGGTGGACACCGTCAGCGCGGACAGGTCCCGGTTGAGCTGCAACTCCTTGGTCAAGCGCTTGGTCTCGATCGCCTTGAACTGGAACGTGTTGTCCTCGGTCTTGATGTCACGACGCAGGTACGCGCCGGAACCCCAGCCGCGGACATCGGAGAAGTCCCGTTTCTTGCTGAAGGTGACGCCGTCCTCGCTGGGCCACCCGATCGACTCATAGGTGGCAGGGACGTCGATCTGCCCGCTGGTCGCGACGAGTGTGGTGATCGCCGTCGCGGTGCCGTACTTGCCCAACAGGACAGCGCCTTTGAGGGCCTTGCGGATGAGACCGGCGTCGCGGTCGGCGACGGTCTCGAAGGACGCTGCAGCCATTTCGAGAGTCCTTTCTGGACACAACGGACCATCGGCCCGTCACAGGGTCGATGTAGGGAGGAGGGGACGAACGCCGGTTCAGGGCAGTTCCTGCAGCCGGGACACCACGGTCCAGCTGCTGATCACCTTGCGTACGTCCGGGTTGAGGTCCGGCATCGGGACCGGGGACACGAAGTTCGTGATCTTGTCGATGAACCCGACCGAGGTGAAGATCGCGCGCTGGTCGTTCAGGGCGGCGACGATCCGCCGGTTGAGTGTGACCGAGTCCGCGCGTGTCTCGCGCCACGCGGTCACCTCGACGACGGCCTGGTCCTCGAAACTCCGTGTCGGGCCGCCGGTGCGGTTGACCCTGATCGGGATAGACAGATCCTCATCGGTGGCTGTGCCGGTCGGGGCGATCCCCTCGAGGATCTCGCACAGCGCGGCCTCGACGTCCACGAAACCCTGCGCCACGGCGGGTCAGCCCTCGAACGCCCGGGTCAGCGGGCGTGTCGCCCGCGTCCGCTTGTTGCCCCACTGCTGCGGCACCGCGGTCCCGTCGAACGCGATCGTGGTCATGACACGATCGTTCTTGCGGCCGCCGCGGCCGTGGATCAGCCGCCCGGACGCCGCGGTCTCGCCGGTGTCCCGGCGCATCAGCGCCCGTGCTTTGGCCAGCCGGGCCGCGGCCGCCAGGACGGTCACCCGGCGCGCGTCGCTGCCCACCAGCCACTGCCCCATCCCGCGGGTGTCCGGTGTGTACTTCATGGCGCGCTCCCTCCCCGAGGATGGGGTTATCCGGTGACGCGGGTGAGACGGATCTGCCCGCCCGGCCTGTCGCCGGTCAACGGGTTGGACCACCACGCGGGGTCACCGTCGACGTCCCAGACGTGCCCGTCCGGGGTGCGGATCTTGTGCTGCGCGGTCACCACCACATCGGTGCGGGGCACATACAGCGCCGCGGTCGTGGCGACCTGGGCGCGATTGTCGGTGTCCTCGCTGGACCCGAGTGGTTCGAACCCGCAGCCCGGGATGCTGCCGGCCGGGGTCGTGGTGCGGTCGCCGTGCTCGTTGCGGGTGACCGCGAGCACGTCGACCGTGATCAGGCCCGGCATGCCGTTCACGGCCGGCACCAGCCACCCGGCAGGGTGGGCGGCAGGCACCACGCCGGCGAGACCGGCTGGTCGACCGAGTAGGACTGTCCATCATGGACCCCGAACAGGGCGAGCTGCTCCGGTGTGACGGTCAGCCGGCCGGATGCCATGGCGGCATCCCAGGACCAGGACTGACTGAACGGGCCGGTGGTGACCGAGCCCGAGCGCTGTCCGCGCGGGTTCGCCGCCACCGCTTGCACCATCTCCACCAGGGTCAGCCTGACCAGGTCCCGGTCGATCTGGCCGGTGTCCACCCGGTAGTCCAGGCCGGGCACCCGGGCCTTGAGTTTGACGTACGCGGCGTCCAGCAGGTCGGCGAGCTGCTGCTCGCTCGGGCCGTCGTCAGTGATCGTCAGCCCGGTGACATCCGGTGGCGAGGCGTACGACTGGGACATCAGCCCGATGCCTGCCCGGCGCGCTGGGCGGCCTGCTGGGCGTCGACCGCCGCGGCGATCTCGTCCCGGCTCATCCCGCCGGTGACCGCCACCGGCGGCTCGAGGCCGGCGGCGTACTTGGCCCAGTCCTCGCGGGAGGCGTTGCCCTTCGGCCGGTTCGGGTCCACCGCGCCTGGACCCGAACCGGCACCCGAGTCCGGCCCCGGGTTCGGGATCGGCGTGTGCTGGCCACCCGGGGACTCGGACTCGGGCTGGTCGGAGCTGTCGCCCTCCGCCCAGACATCGGGGTTGGTGATCTTCTCCGCGACCTCGTCCGGGACGGGCCGGCCGGGGTCGTAGCGGGTGCCGTCGACGTGGACGGTGACCTTCAGAAACTTCGGCATGGTGTGCCCCTCCTCAGGCGACGTCGGCGACCATCAGGGCGCGCGGGTTGGCGATCACCGGCATCCCGACCGCGTCCACGAACGTGTACTCGCGGTAGGGCGGGCCGCTCTTTTCCACGACCCCGACGATGCCGGGGGCGTTCTCGAAGGTCATGTCCGCGTCGTTGGCCTGCACCAGTTCCAGCGCGGTCGCCGACACCCCCCACGCGGTGAACCCGAGGTCGCCCGGGTTGGCCGGCACGAACAGCAGCCGGTCGTCCGGGATGATCTTCGTGGCGGTTCCGTCCACGTCGACCGACGCGTCGTAGGTGCGGATCGGCGGCAGGCCCTCCGACTGCAGCAGCGCGTTGAGCTCGTCGATCGTGACCCTGGTTCGGCCGGTGTTGGTGCCGGCGATCGCGGCGATCACCTCGGCGCTGCGCTGCAGGTATCGAGAGACCCGGGTGGACGTCCAGATCCCGCCGGGCGCGGACCCGGTGTCCGCGACGTAGGTGTCGTTCCAGGCGATCAGGTCGCTGAGCGGGGTGGCCGTCGCGACGGTGGACCAGACGGTGGACGGTGCGACCAGGTGCCCGGACGGCGCACCGAAGTCCGCTTCCAGCCCCACAGGCTCGTCGGCGTTGCCCATCATCGTGAACTTGAAGTCGGTGAGCGCGTCGCCGCGGGCGAGTTCCATGCGGTTGAGAATCTCGCCGGTGAGGTTCTCCGCGTCGTTGTAGATCGCGTTCACCAGCGCGGATTGATTGGTGCCCTGAGTGCGGGCGAATTCGAGTTGGAGCTTTTCGTACTCGCCCACACTGAGCGATGTGGACAGTGGCGGCAGCTTGACTTCCTTCATGCTGAAGGTGTCGCGCTGCGAGACGTGCAACCGGCCGTCGTACGCGCGGAACCGGGCCGTGCGGTTGGTCTTGACCAGCTCGGCGAAGTCCACCGAGTTCTTGTCCAGGTACTTGTTGGGCAGGATCTGGTCCAGCGCGAACGCCGGGGACGGCGGCACCTGTCGCACGAAGGTGCTCAATGCGTCGGGGGTGACCGGCCCGTCGAAGACGATAGGCATGATGGGTTCTCCTTGTCCGGCGCCGTGATCAGGCGACGAAGTGGATGAGCTTGAGGTCCGCCTCGCCGTTGGCGTCGATGTAGCCGCGGCCGGTGGCGCCATTGGCGATCGGCAGCTTGGCTTTCTTGACAAAGCCGTGCACGAGCATCGCCGCGCCGACGTCCTTGGTCAGGTCCGCGAGGTTGGGCACCTTCACCGACGAGAACAAGATTCCGCCTGCGACGGCGCGGCCGTCGACCGCGGTGTCGTCGTAGGGCCCGTACAGGCCGCTCGCGGTGATCACGCCGAGCACGATCCCGGACGGGAAGTACCCGTTCGGATAGTGCGTCGCGGCGGTGAACACACTGACGTCGAGGGTGATCCACGGTGTGGTGCCCGGATCGGTGCCGTGCGGGCTCAGCAGCCACGCCCGGTTTTCCACCTGGGACGGCGTGGTGATGACGCTGATGTCGGTCATGGTGAGTCTCGCTCTCAGGTATTCGTGGTCTGGGCGGCGGCTTGAACAAAGCCGCGCTTGCGTGCCTCGGCCATGCCGGCCTCTGCTTTGGACTGATTGCCGCCGGCCCGGCCGCCGCGGGTGCCTTGGTCGTGGCTGGTGGCGTGGCCCGCCGTGCCGGCGGTGCCGAGCCGTTGCTTGAGCCGGGTCGCGGACTGCTCCATTTCCTCGGGCGTGTCGCCCACAACGAACTCGGCGTCGTCCGCGCTCAGGCCGGCCTTGCGGGCCGCGGCCCGCCGAGCCTCTGCCCGCTCGTAACCATCCAGTTTGGACTGCAGGTCGGCGGCCCTGGCCTGCTCGCGCTCCAGCTCAGTCATCTGGGCCTGCTGGTGCCTATCGAACTCGCCGGCCTTGCGGCGCAGCTCCGCGAGGTCCCGCTCGTTCGGGGCCTGCTCGGCGCGGGCCTGGTGCTTGCGGGAGTGGTATTTCCAGTACGCGGCCTGCTCGGCGTGGGTCATCTGGGCCACCGGTGTGTTCTCCGGGAACCCGCGGTCCGTGTCGGACCCGGACCCGTTCGCGGTGGTCGTGTCCGTGCCGGCCGAGCTGCCGCCCGTACCGGTCGCACCGCCGGTTGCTGGTGCAGTGCCGGTGCCGGCGTTGCCGCCCGCGTCGGTGCCCTGACCGGCTCCGCCCGCGTTACCGGCGTTCGACGTGTCGTCCATCTGGTGGTTCTCCCCTTGTCGGGTCGGCTCGGGCCGTGACGGCGTGCGAGCGGCGGTCACGAGGATTGACCGGCAGCCGGGATCTGGTCCGGGCCGGTGAAACGGTGGTCGGTGACGGTCAGCACCGGGCCGAGCTCGCCGTGCTCACGCACCAAGACCACCTTGCGGTAGTCCGGTGCGCGTCCGCCGGCGTCGGCCTGGCCGAACCGCTCGGCGATCGCGTCGTGCGCCGCGGTCAGCAGGTCCTCATCGATGACCTGGCCGGGGTCGACGTCGTCGGGCAGCGGCGCGACACC